GGTTGCTCCGTAGCTCCGCAGAGCTTCATACCTACTGCCGTTACGTGGTACATCCGCGAACCGCCAAAGTTCGCGTCTGAGCCTGCGCTCATAAGGCCAAGACTGCAAAGATGGTCAAGAGTCGGGAAGAGAGTGGAGGGTGCGCAGTACCGATTTCGCCATCCCATTACGGAAGTCGAATGGCCGGAGCCGAGCGCGTGGCGCATGATCTCAACTTGATCTTCGGTGAGACTCGCGTACTCGGGGTTCAGCTCTGCCGCTAGTTTCGCCAAGACGTCGCCGTGGCAGGCGAGAGGGGCGCAGTAACAGACTAAGGTCTTGCCGAAGAGGTCTTTAACGGCTTCTCGGAAAACAGGGTCGGTCCGGACGCCGCTTTCCGCCCAAGCTTCGTAAAGCTCTATGCATCCCTCGCGCCCGTGATCGGCGACAGTGAACGGGTTTCCGAAGTAGCCGGTTTTCTTCGGGTCCCTAACGGCATGCTTTCCGCGACCTCGCCCGATGTAGATGAACGCCGGGTTCTTTCGCCAACCCTGGACATTGCACGCGTTCCGAATGTTGATTACGTTCGTGATGCTCAAAACGTCTTCACCTCCAAAGCCTGTTGGACAAGGTCACCGGGCTGTCGAACGGACAGGCCTTTCATGGTCTGGCCACCGTCACGGTAATCGTCAACAAGATGGCCATTGACGCGAACACGGCGATGAAAACGAGCCGCGCTAAACCTTCTGTTTTGTCGTTCACTTAGTCCTCCTCGACTTGGTCAGGTGTGTAGACCTTTGGCGGGTTCTTGACCCACTGATCAACTCGCCCATCAAAGGCGCCGCCGCGAACTTGGGTGTCAAATAGTTTCAGGTCCCGGCAGCACGCTCGAAACTGCTCGAGGGTGGCGAGACCGCGGTAGGGGATAAAGGCCTTCTCTGGCACTAGGACCCTCCGAAGATTTCGGGGTCCGAATCCAAGAACGCCAAGACCTGATCGAGGATCTTCTCGGTCGCCGAAGTGTCGGCCTTATCCAAGTCTTTGGTTTCTTGCAAAACCCGACGAATCGTCACTACCCAATCGGTCTCAACATAGCCGTTGATGAGCCGCAAGACTTGGCCCCACTCTCTGCAAAGGGCGAACGTCCGGATGGCCGGAGGATCGCACCGGAGCGTCTCAGCGGCCTCCATTCGGAGCAACCGCAGATCCTGGGGGCGACTCTTTGGCGTGAACCGGCGGTTGTACTCGGTTCGAAGTTCGGCATGCCGCCTAACTTCCACATAGGCGGTTAGGTTCATCCCTTCCAAGAGATCCAGGTCAGAGAGCGACTTCGGATCCACGCTCATGTAGCGCGCGAAACGGGCCTCGCTACGCTCCCTTTCTTCCCGCTTACGGTCGGTGAGAGACTGATCGAGGCGGAAAATCCGAAAGAGCGGATCGCGGTCAAACCGGCCGGCAACAACATCCGAATCGGCAACGAAGTAGCCGAGGTCTTCTCGAAGAGCATCGGCCAGTTGGATTACATCGGCCTTGGTCCGCAACCATTCGCCGCTGGCGATCTGCTTGGGTAGGAGGTCAACGACACGCTCGGTTCCGGTCCATTTCCGCCGTGAGGCGGCGATCTTCATCGCTTGCCCTTCCAAGAAACGGCCTTCGCATGCGAGCGACGCCGACGAGACGAATCCGCGCGAAGACGATTCCCGCCAACGTCAACCAGCGAATAAGGAACGCCTCCCGCAGGACGCGGCGAATGCCGGTTCACCTTTACCCGCGCGTTCATCGCCCCACCAAAGGAAAGGACAGCGAAAAGGCCCCAGCCTGAAGTGTCAGCCCGTGGCTGGCGAAAAGGCTGACGACGTAGGCGGTCCAAACGGCTGCGACGGTAAGGGCAAAGATTGCCGTACGGTCAATAGGGCGAGGGGAAAGTGAGCGAAACGGGGACCTCGTAGCAGTCCCCTTGCTGATTGTTTTGCTGAATGGCATCGGTGTCTCCGTGTCGCCCCTGTGGTGGAGAGGCTAACGGAGAGATGTTAGCAGACGATTGCGTTTTACGCAATACTACGCAGAATTATTTTACGCAAATAGGGACTTGTACAGTTCGATCTGCTCGTAGTCGGGTTCAAGCCCATCTGGATCACTATCCATGGTCTCGCGGCGACCCTTGTAGCGGTAGAAGCCCACGAGTATCCCCAAGACCTGTGCGCCTCCAAGGGGCTCGGGGGCGAAAGTCGGATTCAGAGATCGCAGAATCCATTCGCCCCGGTCAATCGCGGTCACCTTGATCCTCTCCTCTCCATCCGGCATCTTGATCAAGAACGCGTAGCCCCGTTTAGGTTGAGAGCGTTGCTTAAAGATCGCGTAGTCATCCGGTAGGAGCCATGGCACCATCGAGAGTCCGTCGACAACTTTCGCGATCGTGCCAAGCGTAGCAAGCCGCTCCGGGACCCACAGTTCGCGGTCTTCAACGTCAACGTTATGCTCTCCAGGGCCTGCAGACGCCTTGCCTACCAACGGAATCGGGGCCAATGGTGTGCCTTGCAAGGAGTACCTCCGAGCGCTACGGTTGTGCGACTCATGCAGTTCGTTCTCAGGCCAAGCCGAAGGAAGCTTTAGGACGTCTCGCAACCGAGCGAGAGTGTCGCCGTCAGCGGCGGTCCGATTGTTCGCCATGTTGTTGAGAATGTCGTACGTCGTACCCATCTTCTCAGCGACGAGCCCGTAGGTGACTCGCTTGTCTTTCTTTCGGGCGTCGGCCATCGCCTGCCGGATAGCTTTGGCGACCAATTCATTCCGTTCTTCCTCGGTCATAGTCGGTGTTTTGCGTACAAGGCAACGCAATTTCAAACAGAGAGTTGCGTTTTACGCAATTAGTGCGTAAACTCCTGTTCGGCAATGAAGACAAATACCTACCGGCAGGGGCGGAAACCAGCCCCAGACGAGGTGCTAAGTGAAGCCAAGCGCCTACTTGAGGAGGGTAAGCCTCCCAAGGAAGTCATGGACAAAACGGGGCTCGGTCAAACCAAGGTCTATGAGATTTGGAGGTCAGTAAAAGCCTCACTGCAAACTAAACCCGCCCCTGCTCAGGAGGCAGCATGAACCACGGAAAAGTGAGCGTGGCTCGGACTCCAGCAGAACTTTTAGCCTTCGGCTTTACTGAGGCGGAGGCTTCTACGGTGCGCCTGCCCGCACTTGTTTCTGTTGTATTAGTGCAGGCACCGGGGGAAGAGGCATCTGAAAGTCTTCGCGAATACTGGGCTCGCTTGAATGAGCCCGCTAGCTTTGGAGGGGAAGGAACCTTGCCAACTCCGGAAAGCCATGGGGGATCGCTTGAGCAGCTTTAGCCCAAAGGCCATCATTCAGTTCCTGGCTGGCCAAGTCGAGGAGCATACGCGCCATTTCCGGCTGAAGTTCGGTGTAGAGGCAAGTCCGTATTACGATCACGCTCGGATACCACTTTTCGGTTATTGCTCCGATGCTGGCTCGGTCATCGAAAGGCAGGCTTTCCGATTCTTGTCGAAGGCTGAGAAGGCCAAGCAACACCTCAAGTTTTGCAACGGCTATTCGCATGCTTTTCAGGTCATCCATCCGCAAAAGCCTAACAGATTTGCCTTCTTACGGGAGGAGCTGTGAACCCATTCTTTGTGAAGTACGAGACTTGCGAAGCGCTAATCGCCGCAGGCCTTACGCCCGAGCAAGCGGAGTCAGTACGTTTGCCAGCGGCAGCCTTCATCTGGAGCATTCCGACCGCTGAGGACGTTTCCAGAGCGATCCGGGAATTAGGTCAAGAGCCTAGAGCTTGGTCCCTTACGGATGCGAACGAAGGCCACCCGGAAGATTGGGTTTCTCTTCGTGAATTCGCTCGCCGCATTGGCGTAGTGCCGAACGCGGTTCAGCAGGAGATTGAGAGCGGTCGCATCGAGCGGCGCGCCGATAAGAAGATCCATTGGCCATCGCAGTCAAGGGCGTTTCGGCAGAGCGCCGAGCATCAGCGCCTTCTCCAAGCTAAGTTTCGAAAAGCGAAAGCGGAGGCTGATTTGGCCGCTCTTCGGGCTAGCCAATTTGAAAGCGAACTGGCTCTTTTGGGTCCCGTCGTTGAGGACGCTCCCGACACCTAACCAAATTCTATTCCCAGAAACACCCCGACCTCTCCACCACAGAGTATTGCCGGGGCTTGATTAACCAACTCGGAGGGACCCGAGCTAGCCGAAAGTATAGCCCGGTCCTCTCCCCTTTCCCAAATCCCGAGGAGGGAGAACATGTGTATTTCAAACCTCATTGAGGTGCCGGAGTGAAGCGCAAGTCGCGCCTAGGCCGCGCCTCGGCAGAAAAGAAGGCAGGGCAAGCCCGCTACCGCGAGTCGAGGGGCTTGCCTCCTAAATCCACCGAAAAGGTGCGGATGAAGAAGATCGGGAAGCGTGGAAAGATCCACGCGAAAGCCGACGCGCGAACGCGCCGTGCTTACATCGAGGCGCATGGCTCGCTTTGCGAGATCTGCACGAAGCCGGGCGAGCATCTCCACCACGTGCGGACTAAGGCCGCTCACCCGAACCTCAGGCACGATCACCGGAACCTGATGTTCCTGTGTGCGGCATGTCATAAAACCGCGCACGACTACCCAGCTTGGATGCGAGACCTATTCCGCACCCTTCGACCGGTCGACGCCGAAGAGATCGGTATTGGCGCAGCGCTCGAACTCGATCAGAAGGTGGCAGCATGAGCGCCGAAACTGTTGGCTTCATTGTGTCGGCGGGCACTCTGACGAAGGTTCTTGCCGCGGTTGCCCATCGCAGTTCTTCCGGCCAGACTCGCCCATCAATCCAGGTATCGATCGGAAAGTCCGGCGTCGAGTTCCTCTCCTTCGGGACCTTTGAAGCGCGGGCGGATCTAACCTGCGAGTCGACAGGTTCGGGCACGTTTCGCGTAGATCCGTACCACCTGAAGGCGATGCTCGACGGCATCGGCAAGAGCGAATCGCTAGCTTTCATCTTCGCTGAAATGCTCCAGGTGAAGCACTCCACTGGTACCCGTGAGACGCACTACGTGGCGGAGCCAGAGCCCATAGGCTACAGTTCGCCGCCCCAAAAGTGCCCGCACTACACCTTGTCGGATAGCTCTTGGCAACGAGTCCTCCGCCGAATTGCCCCGGCTATGTCCAGCGATTTCCACCGCCAGATGCTTGTGGGAGTTTGGTTCGACGGCACCGCCGGCAAAGTGGTCGCGACCAACACGCATATGCTTTCGGTTGCGCAGATTGAAGGCTTTGATGTCGGAAGCCAGTCCTTCCTCGTGAGCCGAGAGGTAGTCGAAAGACTCTCCAGCAAGGGCGTGAAGATCTTCGCCAAGGACCGGGCGGTATGGGTTGTTCAGGAAGCCGAAGGCTACACCGCCACCTATCACGAAACGATTGCTGGGACCTATCCAACCTGGGAGAAGGTCGTTCCGGCGGTTGTTGTGCGCTCCCTTACGATGGACCGCAAAGCGTTAGCGGTCGCTTGTCGGCGAGTCTCCCGCTACGCTCGCGACAATGCGAATCGGACGCGTATGTCGTTCTCGGAAACGCTCTTTCCCAGCATCCACACCTGCGTTCTAAAGGCTCGCTCGGAAGAAATTGGATCTGCGGAGGAATACGTACCGCTCAAGGAGGGCAAGAACCTCGAAGGCTTCGAGTGTGCCTTCAACTACGCCTATGTGTTGTCCGCCCTGGGCGGCATGGACACCGAAGACGTGACCATCGAAATGACGGAATCCAGCCGTCCCATCGTTCTAAAGGACGGGTCTGACGACTTGACGGTAATCATGCCGATGGCGTTGGCATGAGCAAGTCCTCGATCGAATGGACTGACGAGGTTTGGAATCCCGTAACCGGCTGCACTCGCGCCTCCGCGGGCTGCGACAACTGCTACGCAGTTCGGATGTCTTACCGGCTCGAAAATATGGGGCAGGAGGATTACAAGGGTCTAACTGTCGTCAACGGCAAGGGCGACCGGCACTTTAACGGCATCGTGCGGTGCCACGAAGACCGCCTGACAATCCCTCTCCGTTGGAGAAAGGCTCGCCGATGCTTCGTGAATTCGATGTCGGACCTCTTCCACAAAGACGTCCCGTTCGACTTCATCGACAAGGTCTTTGCCGTCATGGCCATAACGCCGCACATCACCTATCAGGTCCTGACCAAAAGGCCGGAGAGGATGGCGGAGTACTTCGCGGACGAAGCAGGCCGTAGTAGCGGCTGGCGGGTCGCCGTCCAACTGGAAAAGTGGAACCGCGGGTTCCAGGCCGGAAAGATCCAGTGGCCGCTACCTAACGTATGGCTGGGGACTTCGGTCGAAGATCAACAAACAGCCGACGAGCGGGTTCCGCTTCTTCTCCATGTGCCCGCGGCTGTCCGGTTCCTAAGCTGTGAACCGCTACTCGGACGGGTGGACCTTCGGGAATTACCGGTTCCCTGGCGGGCTTTGTCGGACGACGACATCGGGAAGCCATTCACCTTCAATGCGCTCTGCCGAGACGACGATAACGATCTTTACCATTCGGAAAACCATATCGATTGGGTGATCTGCGGCGGGGAGTCAGGACCAAAAGCTCGTCCGATGCATCCGGAGTGGGCGCGAGCCCTTCGCGATCAATGCCAAACGGCGGGCGTCCCTTTCCATTTCAAACAGTGGGGCGAATGGGCTCCAGTTCGCGAGACACACAACGTTGTTTCCGACGATCAACTTGGCAAGGTCCAAGGCTACACCGTTGTCAGTTCGACGGATCGAAATAGCATCGGCAAGCAAGGGTTCTATGCCTTCCCGACGACCCGGCGAGAAAACGCGAACAGCCAGTACGCGGGTCAGTTCAGCTCCTTTGAAGTGTTAGACCGAGTCGGCAAGCACACCGCTGGGCGCCTGCTAGACGGTCGCACTCACGACGAATTCCCGGAGGTGCTACGTGGCTGAACTCTGTTTTCACGAGAGGCCGCTCTCAAAGTGCGCTTGGTGCCAACGTAACCAAATCCCGAAAGGCAAGCCCTTCGGCAAGCCGTGCGTTGAGATCAAGCCTTTGTCTCCAACGGCAAAGTACTTCGTGGTGGTTGGGCAAGATTTGCGCCCCTTCGACCCTGAGACCGGGAGGGCGAGGTAATGCCGAAATTCGAATGGTCGAAGGCCGGAAAGCTGGTCATTACCATAGTTCTCGTAGACCTGTTCTGCGGAGCCGGTGGACTTAGCGAAGCTGCCCGGCGTGCTATAGATCGACTCCAGAGCGAGCATCCCAAAGCCGAAGTGAAGGTCATTCACTACGCGGTGAATTGTTGGGACGTAGCGATCCGTTCGCACGAGCTCAATCACCCAGGCGCAATACGAGTCTGCCAGCGAGTCGAATTCCTGAAACCTTTCCAGCTTGTGAAAGAGGGTTGGATCGATCTGCTTACCGCCGGCGTCGAGTGCATCTATCACAGCCTCGCGCGGGGCGACCGTCCGATTAACGATCAGCGGCGCTCAACAGCTTGGGCGGTCCCGGACTGGTTGCAATTGCCCACCGGCGCCTTTGTTCTCGAATGCGTAAAGGAGATCCGTGATTGGGGTCCTGTCGATATCAACGGCAAGAAGATCAAGCACCTCAAGGGAAACATCTACCGCGCATGGATTGAAGCGATTCGTGCGAACGGTTTCGGCTCGGCGGAAGAGATCCTATGTTGCGCTGACTTTGGCGATGCCACGACGCGAGAGCGATGGTTCAGCCTCGGTCGAAGCGACGGAAGGTCCATCACGTTTCCCTCGCAGTCGCACGGGTCACCCACCCACATAGCCGGGCTCAAAACCGAAAAGACTCTGTTCGAATTGGGAGAGCTGCAGCCCTGGCGAACCGCTCGCCAAATCATCGATTGGTCCATCAAAGGCAAGTCGATATTCCGAAGGTCAAAGCGAAACGCCGACAACACTCTCATCCGAGCCGAGGTCGGTCTCACGAAGTTCAACGACTCAAGAGCCGCCCCGTGGGTCGCCGCGATCAAGCACTTCAGGGGGCAACTCTCCGCAACCGAGCCGACGGTCATCGACTTCAAGGGTGAGGTTGCCGAAGTTGTTCCGATCATGGTCGGACTTCGGAATCACATGGACGGGCTAAACGTCGATGCCCCCGTTCCCACGATTTGCGCAAGCGGCAAGCATTTCATGCTCGCGGAGCCAGTCGTCTTCAACATCGACCAAAAGGGGGCCGTTTCAGTCCCTGCGCGATCCGTGGATTCACCTATCGCAACAGTGACCACCAAGGCCCGCGTGGCGGTCGTTGAGCCGGAGGCGTCGATCCTCAAGTACTACGGCACGGCAGATGCCCAATCCGTAGATGACCCCTTGGCGACCGTAACGACGCGAGATAGGTTCGCCATGGCCAACCCCGTCATCCTCCCCCACCCGAGGTCCTCGGAGCCGGAGAAGGCGGACTCGATCGACAAGCCCCTTCGCACCATCACCGCATCCAGTAACGACTTTGCTTTGGCGGAGCCCGTGATTATCGGTCAAGGTGGGCCTGAGTACGCGGGCAAACCGAAGAGTATTGATGAACCGCTAACTACGGTGATGTGCGACAGCCATTCGGCCATCGTCCGGCCGGTTCTGGTGAATCTCAAAGGTCAGAGCACGGCGACGGACATCGATGAGCCGGTTCCGACTCAGACCACCGAGCATCACTTCTATGTCGCGCAAGGCTTCCTGTTGCCGCATCGGAAGTTCAAGCGAATGGACGTCGATAGTCTCGACCGCCCTATTCGGACCATCGACGCGACGAACGCTGATCAAATCGGCGTTGTAAACCCGACGCTAGTGCCGAACTTCGGCGAGCGAGAGGGGCAATCGCCACGGTGCCACTCGGTTGATGACCCACTTCCTGTGATCACCGCTCAGCACGGGGCACCAAGCCTTGTCCAGGGCTACATCATCGACGTAAACCACGGGATCCGCGACGGCGAGAGCCAGGGGCGACGAGCACAGAGCTTAGATGAGCCTCTCGGCACGATCACGGCGGCGAGGCGCGGCAAAGCCCTTGTCGAATTGGAGGGCGAGACCGTCGAAGCTCTTGGGCCGATGATCCTCCTTCCGATCCTCGTAGGACACGGAAAGTCGGACGGGAAGCCGCAATACCGGTACTTCCTTATGGACGCTGGGGGAGCTTGGTCACTTGAGCTTGACCTCACCCTGCGCATGCTCCAATGGCACGAACTGGCGGCGGCTACCTCATTAGAGGATTACCACCTTGCGGGGACGTCTAGCGATAAGACACGCCAGATCGGAAACGCCGTACCTCGGCGCACGGGTGAGGCTCTTTGCTACGTGCAAATGGCTCCGATCTTCGAGGAAGCCGAGCGGCTCATAAATGAGCGACCGGAGGTGGCCCTTGCAGCCTGAAACTGCACTTCCAATATTGGAAATGATCGCGGCCGCTGACGTGGCGCCGCAGATCATCGACTACGTTGATTGGGGAATCGGCGCTCAGGCTTACCGAGAGTTCCTTGCCAACAAGGTCCACTTCGATTCCGCGTGCGGCTTCGACGTCGACTCGAGCGAAGTCAACCCGATCCTAAAGCCCCACCAGCGCGACATGGTCGTATGGGCGGTGAAGGGCGGGCGGCGAGCTCTCTTCGCAGCGTTCGGGCTCGGCAAGAGCGTTTGCCAACTCGAATGGGTTCGACTGATCCTCTCACGGGTCGGCGGCATGGGCCTTATCGTCATGCCCCTCAACGTGGCGCCGGAATTCGTCAAGGACGCGCAGATGCTGGGCATCCCGGTCAAGTTCGTCCAGAGCGACAGCCAGATCGCAGACATCCCCGTTGACGGGATGATCTACCTCACGAACTACGAGAGCGTTCGGGAAGGAAAGGTCGACGCGGGTCGCTTCCACGCTATCAGCCTTGACGAGGCGGCTTTCTTCCGCAGCTTCGGCAAAACGAAGATGAGCCGCGAGCTGCGGAAGATCTTCGAAGACTCCGGCATCCATCGCCTTGTTGCGACGGCCACCCCAAGCCCGAACGAATACATCGAGCTGCTAGCTTACGCGGCTTTCCTTGACGTCGGCGACGTCGGCCAGATGAAGACGCGGTTCTTTAAGCGGAACTCGGAGAAAGCTGACAAGCTCACCCTCCACCCGCACAAGGAAGAGGAGTTTTGGATTTGGGTCAGTACTTGGGCGCTGTTCATCCAAAAGCCTTCGGATCTTGGCTATTCGGATGAGGGTTACGACCTTCCCCCGCTCAAGGTCCGCTGGCATGAAGTTCCTTCCGACCTGACGCTAGTCCAGAGCGAGAGTGACCATAACGGACAGGCCTCGCTTATGCGAAAGCGAAGCCTAAGCGCGATTCAAGCGATCCGAGAGAAGAAGGCGGGCCTTCCTTTCCGCATGGCTAAGGTGGAGCACCTCCTCGCCGAACGCGAGGACGAGCACTGCATCGTTTGGCACGACCTCGAAGCGGAACGTGCTTGGCTCGAGGAGAGCATCGCGGGTGTTACGACGGTCTTTGGTTCGCAGCCGCTAAACGTTCGCTACCCGATCATCAGCGACTTTGCGAACGGCAAGGTCAAGCGCCTCGGCGCCAAGCCCGAGATGCTGGGTTGCGGATGCAATCTCCAACGCTTCTGTAGTTGGGCAATTTACGCGGGCATCACCTACGACTTCACGGAGTTTATCCAGAGCGTCCACCGCATCTACCGCTTCCTCCAGCCGGGGGAAGTGTCGATCGATATCGTCTACACCGAAGCCGAGATCTCGATTCGAGAGGCCCTTGAGCGGAAGTGGGAGCAACACAAGATCCTCGTAGCGAAGATGACCGAGATCATCCGCGAGTACGGCCTCAATCCGGATGCGAGAACGGCGCTCCTAAAGCGGAATATGGGCGTCAAACGACGCTTCGCCTCGGGAGAGAACTGGTGGGTCGCGAATAACGATTCCATCCTCGAAACGGCGCTGATGGAAGAGAACTCGGTCGGGCTCATCCTGACGAGCATCCCCTTCGGTAACCAGTACGAGTACTCGGCAAATTACGCGGACCTTGGCCATACGGACGACACGAAGCACTTCTGGCAGCAGATGAGCTTCCTGATCCCGAATCTCCTCCGCATCCTGAAGCCGGGGCGCGATTGTGTCATCCACGTGAAGGACCGGATCACACCAGGCGGACTAACCGGACTCGGTTACCAAACCGTCGACCCGTTCCACGCGGATGCGATCGCGGAGTTCAAACGGCACGGCTTCACCTACCTCGGAATGCACACCGTTGGGACCGACGTCGTTCGCGAGAACGCCGGAACCTACCGCCTCGGTTGGACGGAGCAGTGCAAGGATGGGAGCCGCATGGGTTGCGGAATGCCCGAATACCTCCTCCTCTTCCGGAAGCCCCAGACGGACCGCTTGAAGGGTTACGCCGACGAACCGGTCGTTAAAGACAAAGCAGAGTACACCCGGGCGCAATGGCAGTTGGACGCAAGCGGCACCTGGCTCACCAGCGGCGAGCGGCTCCTCGATCCTGCCGAACTTCGGCGGCTTAAGAAGTCGGACGTTTGGAAGATCTGGAAGGCCAAGTGCTTAGCGGAGCGCTACGACTATCAAGCTCACGTCGACCTTTGCCAGCGGCTTGAAGACGAGGGCATGTTGCCAACGAGCTTCGCATTGGTCCCTCCTCACTCGAATCACCCAGACGTCTGGACGGACATCTTCCGCGCCGGCACGATGAACCAAATCGCGGTTCAACAGAACAAGGTGGGTCACATTTGCCCGCTTCAGTTCGATATCTGCGACCGAATCATCCGGCAGCGCTCCGAGAAGGGAGACGTCGTTTACGACCCGTTCTCGGGTGTCGGCACCGTTCCAATTCGGGCGGTGAAACTTGGCCGTTTCGGAGCGGGAAGCGAACTCTCGCCGACCTACTGGCTTGACTCCGTTGGCTACCTAAGGGCCGAAGAAGCCCGCATTCCGTCCGTCTCGCTGTTCGACTGGTTAGAAGCCGAAGACGCGGGGCTGCAAGAGGTGGAAGAGGACCTGGACGCGATAGAGGAAGAGGACTACGACAACTACGACCGCGACGACGAATACGCCGAGGTGCTCAATGCGGCTTAGTCACTACTTAATCTTGTCGGGCTTCCCGGCTTTCACCCACTGGTCATATAGCCAGAGGACAAGTTGCGAAGCGGTGTTGCCCCTTACCGCGGCGTCGGCTTCCATCTGCTCTTTCGTAGCGGATGGGAGCCGGATTTCTAGCCGCGCATCCTTGAGCAGCTTATCGGCCACTTGCCACCAATTGAACATCCAACTCGTTGAAGTAGAACTCAACGGCGGCGGGACTAAGCGGCGTATCGCTAAATTCTTCCATCACCTCGGCAACGAAAGCCGCCTTGCCTTCGGGTGTTGTGCGGGTTCGCCATTCGGTAACCGAGTCCCAGATTCCGAAGCCGCAAACGGTTTCACGGACCACCTTAAGTTCGGTCGGTGTGCAGGTTCTCATCTAAGCGACCTCCATCCAGGTTTCGACCACAGTCCAGCCTTGGCGAACCCAGAACGCTTGCTCGTTCTCGACTTGCTCAGGCGAGTAAACCTCGGCGCCATAACCGAAAAGAACCCGCTTGCCCTTCTCATCTCGAAAGCGAACGTAGAACATATCCATGCCGATATTGTACGGCAATGTACGGCAAAACAAAAGAGGTTAAGTAAAGATTCTCTACTTTCCTGGGGAGGGGCGATATGAGCCTGTTCGCACCGGCCGGAACGCTGGAAAAGCTGACGTTTGGCGTGATCTCGGAAACCGAAACGGGTGGGTGGATCATCGATGCCGAGCCGTTCGTTATGCAGAGGGTTCGCGAGATCTTCAAACGAGCTCAGCCTATCTACCAGCCACCCGGAAAGTTCACCCACTGCCGAGTCTGGATGAACTCAACACCGGACAACGCAAGGGATATTGTCTGGCTGACGGATCGGTACTCATTCGAAATTGAGTCGAGGGTTTGGGATCGTCTAAAGAGGTACTCGGAACGCTACGACCGATCGCTCATTTCGGCGGTGAAGGGTGACTCCAACACGCTGTTTAGCCTTTCAGATAAGGCTTATCCGATGGCGGAGCCACCTCGCGACCACCAGGCGGGATTCCGGAACCTCTATCGCGACGTGTGCCGCACATTGCTTGCCGACGACATTGGTCTAGGCAAGACGATCTCGGCCATTTCGACCTTGTGCGAGCCCGAGGCTCGCCCCGCTTTGATCGTCGTTCCGGCGCCTCTTCCAAGGCAATGGGCTAACCAAATTAAACGTTTCCTGCCCGATGCGAGCGTTCACATCATCAAGGGCAGGAAGACTTACGAGCTTCCTCAAGTCGACGTGGTGATTACGGCGTATAGCCGCCTCCAGTCGTGGTTTGACATCTTGCCCAACTATGGTTTTCAGTCGGTGGTCTTTGATGAGGTTCAAGACTTCAGGCACGTTGAAACCCAGAAGCGGGGAGCAGCGAGGGCGGTTAGCGTAAAAGCTGAGTTTTGCCTAGGACTGTCCGCAACACCTATCCACAACTTGGGGGGCGAGATTTGGTCTGTGCTGGACGTAATCGCACCCGATTCATTAGGAGATCAACAGAGCTTCCGCAAGGAGTTCTGTATCGGCGACAAGGTTAAGGACCCTGTGTCGCTGCACTCCTACCTCAAGAGCCGCGGGCTAATGCTAAGGCGGACGAAGCAAGACCTGGGGATCGAGACCGAACCGGTGACCCGCGAAGTTATCACCTTGGAAGGCGACCTTGAAGAGTTGAAGGCCATCGAGAACGTGGCCAAGGCCCTCGCTATTTCCGTGCTCCGGAACGAGATCGGAAAGAGTGATCAGTCAGCTCGAGATCTCGACTGGAAGTTGCGCCAAGCGACTGGAGTGGCCAAGGCGAAGGCCGTTGCGGAACTGGTTAAGCAATTGGCCGCAGATGGCGAAAAGGTGTTTCTCGGTGGTTGGCATCGCGAGGTCTACGACATCTGGCTTAAGGAGCTAAAGAGTCTCAAGCCGGTTATGTACACGGGGACCGAAACTCCCGCGCAGAAGCTGGCGGCGGTCCAAAAGTTCACCAAAGGCGATGCGCAGGTGTTTATCTGCTCGCTACGTAGTGGAGTGGGATTGGACGGGCTGCAGCACGTATGCCGACAAGCTGTTCTAGGCGAACTGGATTGGAGCCCGCAGGTGATGGATCAGTTCATTGGCCGGCTTGATCGCGAAGGTCAAACGAAGCCGGTCTTTGCTTATTTCCCAGTAATTGAGGATGGTTCCGATCCATTTATCGTGAGCCTTCTCGCTGGAAAGCAGGAGCAGTCGGACGGCGTGGTAGACGGGAAACTCGGTCGAGTTGAAGTACTTGAAGCGAGCGGCCCTAGGTCCGAGCGAATCGTTGAGATGGCGCAGGCCTACCTCGCGTCGATCGGCGAAGCACTGCCCACCGCGGAGCCCGAAACCGGCCTTCATGCGGAAGTGCGCGAGGCCCTGAAGCGCCTTGTCCTGCCAACGACATCCGAGGCAGAAATGCAGCGAGCGATCTACGAAGCGTTGCCAGGCCTTTTGCCCGGCGCCGAGGTGGAGCGAGAGGTTCGAGTCGGCGAAAGATCTCGCCTCGACTTCCTTGTTTCGCGAGAAGACGAGCGCATCGCCATCGAATGCAAGATCGACCAAGCGGGGCGAGGAGCCGTTTACGGCCAAGTTCGAAGATACGCGAGAGAGGCTGAAATCACCGGGCTCATCGTATGCGCCCCTTGGGGTGGAGTCCGCTCCTTCGTTGTCGAGGGTGTGCCGGTCTCGATTGTTGATTGGGCGAAAACCAAGCTCAAAGGAGGGCGACATGCCTAAGGAAACGGTAGTAAGCACCCTCAGTTTCAACGAAGGGGCGAAGGTCCTAACTGTTGAGATCTCTCTCCCACGTCAGGGCACCCAACAGAACAACCGCAAGCACTGGCGAGCGGTGTCGGCAGCCGTTAGACAAGCGCGACAGGAAGCTGAAACGCTCGGTCTTCAGGCTAAAGGACGCTTGCCAAAGCACCTTGTGCCCCTACCCACGCCAGTGAGGATTCACCACGAGTGGTTCATGGGCTTAACCAAGATTGAGCGGCTATGCAAAGACAAAGGCGTCCCAATGAAGAAGAAGGACAAGGTGTACCGCCCCATGGATGAGGGTAACGCCATCGGTGCTCTGAAAGGACCCATCGACGGGCTTGTCGATTCTGGACTTCTTGTCGGTGACAAGGCGGGGCAAATCAAGTGGGGCGAGTGTGTACTCAATCGGAACGAGAAGGCCCATAAAGGCCGCTCCTGCGTCGTTTTGACGCTGGAATACAAGGAGGTGGAGTAGGTGCCAAGAATCCGGACCATAAAGCCGGATGCTTGCACGTCGAAGACGCTAACGAAGTGCAGTCGAGATGCTCGCCTCTTCTTTCACTTGCTGAGCACTCACCTTGACGATAAGGGCCGAATCGAGTGCCTTTACAAGAAACTGGCCGGCGAAATCTTCCCGCACGATGAGGACGTAACGGCTGCGGACATTCGAAGGTGGATTGAAGAACTCGAGGCCGCGGACTTCGCACTACGACGCTACGAGGTCGATGGAGACGAGTATCTGTGCGCTCCAAAGTTTAACGAGCACCAGGTGATTAACAAGCCGACTCCGAGCCGGTTGCCAAGTCCTCCGTGGCAAGTGCTGGAGCCACTCCCAGAGCCATCAAACGAGACTACCGAACCGACTACGGTAGTCACTGCAGGAGAAGTCACGGACCCACTACGGGAGCCTTCCGGTAGTGACCCCATGGCGACTACGGGGATAGGAAATAGGAAAGAGGAAGATGGAAAAGGGAAAGAGGAACCGGCTAAAGCCGGAGGGGGTGACGGGGGAGCGACGACGGACAAACGCGAATCGAATGCGGCCATGTTGCTCCGACTCTTGCCGGAATCACACCAAACCCAGGAAGTCCGCGAAGCCATAGCGGCTTACTTCCGAGTTCGGATCGCCAAGAAGTGGGGGCGGCTTGCTGACGAGGTTATCGAGAGCAGGGCGAAGGAATTCGCCAAGTTTCAGCCTGAGGCCATCGCTTGGGCATATTCGGAAAGTGCTCGCCACCAGTGGCAGAGCGTCAAGCCCGAAAATTGGAAGCCACCTGACCGGCGAGGAAGGGCGAGTCCGAGCACGAAGACTGCCGGCGACTACTTGAAAGACAGGGTGACGAATTGAAAGATCTAGCGAAACAGCATCAAACAACAGAGCCGAATCACTTCCTGGCGCAGGCCTGCACGGCGCCGGAGTTGGTAGAAAACGAGCTGGAAATCCTCTTTGGAGGCACTAAAACCTATGGCCGAATGGTGACCCCAGCCGTAGTGTCAGCTTGGTTGCTCGCTCTTCGCGCTAGTGGCGTGACGCTCGCTGAGTTGCAAATCGCCGTTGAATGGTGGGTGGCGAAGATTGGCGGCGAAACCCCAGAACCACGCGCCATGGTCGCCTTCATTGAAGAGAAACGAGTCGACGTTGCCAGGATGCGGGAGCTCCGCGCGTGCATCGAAGTGGAGACAGCGGAGGATGACGCCGCACGCCGTGCGCAACGGCTCCGGACGTACGGGACGGAGAACCCGACCATAGAGCAGCGCCGCGCCCATTGGGATGCAATCGGCCTGACCGTAACGCCAGAAAGGATTCTAGGGATGACTCCCGCTCCGAAGAAATGGACTCAAGAAGACGAATCTAAGCGACAGCTAACGATCCAGCGGTTGAGGGATGAAGAGGAGTGAGCACTAAAAAATTGAATAGGGATTCAGAAGAGGGAAATCATATGAACGAATCATCAACGAACAAGACATCGAAGTCCCCGGTCGCAACGAGCATTCAGTTGCTTAAGCGATGGGCGGCAGCCGTGAAGTTTTCTGAAGAGTCCAGCGGAGTAAGCCCACTTGCCGAACTACGCCGACTGAGCGGTCAGACTGGCACGTTCTCGGAGGAACTGGTTGGGCTCGGATATGCAAGGACGTATATCGAATCAACTAGCACCTTTGCTGGCGCAGAATCGGCGCTCCGAACTCGTTACTTGGATCGCAACAAAGAGGAAAGCACTTTCCACGATGCCTTCCTCGCAGTGTTGGCGGCGCGAGTCACCACCGATCCACCCCACCCAAAGGCTCTCCCGGATTACGAAGACCCACAAGAGGGTCCGTGCTCCGAAAGTGAGAGGCGACAGCTCATGCTTCTAGGTCGGCTCGGAAGACAGTGCCTTCATAGCGATGTTGCCGGGGCAGCGAAGACGTGGCGAGAACTTGAGCGCTTGAAAGCTAAAGCGAAAGGAATGCCCCTGGTAGAAATACCGAACGGTAGACGGACGGTTAGACGAAAACGCGAAGAAAGCGGACAAATTTAGGCTCAAATGATTCTGAAGTCTGTTCTTATTCGCGAAGCTAGTGTATAGTGGAACCACTTCGGTCGGGGCGAAAGCCTGCCCGAACCTACGAATAACCCAAGAAATGACCGCTCGGAGAATTCCGGAGCGGTCATTTCTTTCTCTGGGTGACAGCTTTGCTTTCCTGGGCTTCCGGGACTTGGCGTACAATGTGTCACCGCACGGCGGAAAGCCGGGAATCGCGGCGCCCATAGGCGACGTCCCCGGCTTTCTTCCAACAATCTCGCCGCAAGGCGACACGCACACACCTATAAGAAAGGGCCGCTCCGGAGAGATCCGGAGCGGCTCTTTTGGTTTAAAGGCCACATGCCCGACTTTCCGCAGGCCCTGCTCTTGGTTTTCGCCTGGAGTGTCGCGATGGGTTGGGTTTTGTCCTCTTTCCGCTTCGGCCATGTGGCCGGTGATAGCGAGCGCAACTCATGAGCGAACTCACTCCTTGGTTTCTAGCCGCTGTCACTGCCGGGATGATCCCGGCTGGTGTTTCGATGGTCCGGATGCGCCGAGATATCGACGCCCTGATCATCCGTGTTTCGGCTGTAGAGCAAGAGGCGAGGGATCTTGGGACTATCCGCGACAAGCTCGCGATCGTTGAGACGCACGTCCTGTGGATCCGGTCCGCATTGGAGAAGAAATGAACCTTCACCCCAACACTGTTAAGCGACTCGCAGGCGGACTGATCGCCCTAGTCGCTGTCTTTACGTCGTTTAGCCTGCTCTCTCCAAAGCAGGCAGAGAGCTTGACCGCTGCAGTCCCGGCGATCATCGCCGGTATCGCCGCCGTTTGGCACCCGAAGCATGAGCGACATGAACGACCAAGAGTTAAGAAGTGAGCTTCGCCGCTTAGGCATTGCTGAGGTTCGGTCGATCGATAACCCAGAAGCAGCCAAGCGCGAATTGCAACATATGAAGCGATCTGGGTCGCTTCCCGGTTGGCGCTCGGTCTATTTCGAAGACTGTCAGCGGAAGGGCAAGAGGTTTTAGGGAAGAGATGAAGATTACAAGCACCATTCGTCAAGTCCAGCAAAGGGTCGTCGTAGTGAAAGACCCTCTTACGCTTGGCAACTTTGAACGCGCCCTTGTCGGCGGAGACGCATATCGTACCAACGGTGGCTTGCGTCGTACCGTACTTCACTATGCCGTTGACGATTGTGCCGATGCTCGCGCGATTCGCGAAGAATTCGGCAGTAGCATCCGTATCAAGCCGTGCATAAAAGCTGCGCCAGGAACTTGGGCGGTCGAAGTGCTTCGGGATCTCGATTCAGAGGAAACTCTCTTCGACCTCGCGAACCCGTTTCGTGGTGAGTGATGAGCGGGCGGATTCTTCGGAAGGTGATCGGCTACAGTTGGCTTGCTGAAGGTGGGCCGATCACGCTAGACGCTCTTGCTTATTGGCCACCATTTCCCGGTATCCGGAACGATGGCAAGCGTTCTTTCATCGTTGTCGCTGAAGAGTATCAAGAGTGTTCTGAGCCCGATCAGGAAGTTCTCGAATGCGGCCACATCATCCAGTTGCGTCGCTGGAATTCTAACAAGATCTATAACCGTTCGCGGGTTTGCCGTGAATGCGCGTTAAGTAGCCATGGACCTATCGATTCGGATTGACCAGCGGCAGGTGAAGGACTTCGAGGAAGCCATGAAAAAGGAGTTACCTTTTGCGACCGCGCTGGCTCTGACCCGCACTGCTAAGCAAGCGCAGGAAGAGGTTCGGAAGGAGTTGGGGCGGCACTTCACACTGCGCAACACCTTTACGGCTAACAGCATCCGATTCGATAGCGCGAAGAAGAAGGATTGGCCAAACCCCAAGGCGGTCGTTGGTTCGGTCTCGCCTTATTTGGCTATTCAAGAGGAAGGCGGCGAAAAGACTGCAGGCGGTAAGGCATTCGCGCTACCTAAGGGTATTCGCAAGAGCGAGGCCAAGCAGGTGCCAAGATCTAGGTGGCCGGGAAAGATCTTGCCCGAAGGCAATGCACGCATTCCGCAGGGCGGGCGCACTAAAGGCGCACTGAATGGCAAACGATCTAAGCCCGTGCCGTTCCTGATGAATGAACGTGGTGGAGTCGGCGTTTACGTTCGCGTACGGCGTAAGGATCGGGCGCTCAAGCGGCTCTATCGATTGACGCGGGAGACGATGCACGTCAAGCCGACGAACTGGCTTACCGAACCCGTGTCACGTGTGGTGACTGCCAACCTGCCGAAGAACTTCGAGCAGGCGCTCGCCGACGCGATGCGGACGCGGCGGGCCTGACCCCACCCCAGGGCGAGGACCTTAACGCAGCAAGCCTGCGTTTGGGTCCTCCCACGGATTTTAGGGAAACGAGTGGGCTCGCCCCCGCGATTTATAACAAGCGTGTGGAAATTTTTTGGGTGGACACCAGGGTGGACACTTGCCTTTTAACGCATTGTAATTGCGCCATAAAGAGCGCGTTCTAGATTCAGATTGTATGGTGGACGATGCGAATTTGAGGTGTACACCCAGGTGTACACCTTGCCAACTGTCCACCTAGGTGTACACCCACCCGCAGGAAGCGATGGACCAGGCTGAAGAATGGGTGTCGCTTCGAGAATTCGCTCGCCGCATTGGCGTAGCGCCAAACGCGGTTCAGAAGGCGATAGAGAGCGGTCGCATAGAGCGGCGCGCCGATAAGAAGATCCATTGGCCATCGCAGTCAAGGGCGTTTCGAGACTATCGAGACGCCAGCAAGGCTCGCGACCGCATTGAGGATGAAGTCCTCGGCGAGGATCCGGACGGAGAGCCAACGGCTGAAGAAGTTGGCGAGCTAAAGCGTGCACGGATCCGTAAAGAGGTCGCTGAAGCGGACCTTAAGGAAATCCAGAGAGACGAGAAGCGCGGCGAATTGGTGAGGGCTTCGCACGTGATCAGCGCGGTCGCAAGAATGCTCATCGACATCAAGCAAGGCGTGATGACTATTCCGGATCGTTCTGCCAACGAAATCGCCGCCGAGATCGCGAGGGAGGGTGCCCTTAACCCTGAGACAATCCACCGGATCTTGAAGCGCGAAATGCGGACGGTACTCCAGAGGATCGCAGATGCCGAACGCGGACAGTTCATATCAGGAAGTTGAGGATTGGATATTTGCCCAACTGCCCCAGCATCTTGTTCCGCTCGAAGACCTGACGGTTAGCGAATGGGCGGACGCGTACCGAGTTCTCTCGGGAAAGGCAGCGGCAGAACCTGGTCCATGGCGAACAGATCGGACGCCTTATCTGCGGGACATCATGGACGCGCTCAGCGCGGACAGCCCTTACGAATGGGTGGTGTTTGAGAAGGGCGCTCAGATTGGCGGCACCGAGGTCGGGCTTAACTTTCTTGGCTACATCATCGACCGCGTTCCGGAGCCGACCATGCTCGTCTGGCCCACGGAGAACGACATTAAGTCGAACGTTCGCATCCGTATCGATCCTTTCTTTGAATCGACCGAATGCGTGGGGTCAAAGATCTCGGACGGCGGACCAAAGGACGGCGCCAACAACACCTTCCTAAAGGAGTTTACGGGCGGCTTCATCGCCTTCGCTGCCTCCAACAGCACTGCGCAGTTGCGTTCGAAACCGGTCTGCTTTCTGATTCTTGACGAAGTAGACGAGTATCCCGGAAACGCCAATCAGCAGGGCGATCCAATAACGCTTGCCGAGAAGAGAACGACCACATACGGCGCTCGTAAGAAGATCTTCGCCTTGAGCACTCCAACTGTGGAAGGAGCGTCAAGGATCGATGCCCTCTACGAGACGACTGACATGCGGCGGTACTACGTGCCGTGCCCGTTTTGCGGTGTCTATCAAGTTCTCGTTTGGGAGCAGATGCGCCACGAGAAGGGGCGCCCGTCGAACGCTTGGTATGAGTGCATCCACTGCGAAGCGCGGATAGAGAATCACCACAAGGTGGTCATGTTGCCGCGCGGCGAATGGCGACCCGAGACCGAAGCAAGAATGCCGAAACGCATCGGCTTCCATCTTTCAGGTTTGTATTCGCCGGTGGGAATGCTTGATTGGGGAACTTGCATGAGCGAGTACCAAGAGGCGCTCGGCAACCCCCAGAGGCTGAAAGCCTGGACGAACACAGTTCTCGGTATCCCGTACGTGGAGAAAACCGAGCGTCCGGAGTGGGAAAAGCTCTTCTATCGCAGGGGCGAACACGAGCTCGGCAGCGTGCCGGGGGGAGCGCTTCTACTTACCGCCGGAATAGACGTTCAGAAGGATCGCATCGAATGTGAGGTGGTTGGTTGGGGGCGAGGAAAAGAATCGTGGTCCATCAACTACTACACCTTCTACGGTAACACGTCGGACCTTCAAAGTGACGCTTGGACCGGCCTTCGGGATCTTTTAGGAACCGGCTTCTTTCACTCGAGCGGCGCGGTGATGCACATCACCCTCGCCGCGATCGACAGCGGTTACAACACGACGACGGTTTACACGTGGGCTCGCGACTTCAAGTACAAAGTCGCGGTCATCAAGGGCGAGGACTCTCGCACGCAACCGGTCGGCCAAGCCGGCCACGTCGACCTCGCATTGCCCAACGGTAAGCGGGTTCGGCGAGCGCTGAAGCGATTCCCGGTTGGCGTTTCGATTCTTAAGAAAGAACTGTACGCCTGGCTAAAGCTCGATCATCCGGAAGCGGGGGCCAAGGCTCCCGGCTACTGCCACTTTCCCGATTACGGCGAGGAGTACTTCAAGCAGTTAACCGGCGAGGAATGGGTCGAACGCGAATCGAAGACGACCAAGAGAATCACCGGCGAATGGAAGAAAACGCGGGAGCGTAACGAGGCGCTTGACTGCCGCATTTACGCCCGCGCCGCCGCATCAATCCTTCTCATCGACACCTACAGCGAGCGCGATTGGGATCGCAAGGAAGAGGAGCTTGGCTTGATCAAGAGCTCTCCCGCTACTCAAGCCACTGTCCCTGCGGGACCCGTTGAGCGACCGACGCGAAGCCGTTACCGAAGCCGAGGCATTTCATGACAAATCCAAACGCGACTCAGCTCGCAGCGGCGATCGCTCAACGCGATATCTGGCTCGGAGCACTGACGGGGCTCGCCACCGCCCAGGAATACACCATCACGAACGGCGGTTCGATGCGAAAGATCACGCGCGCCGACTTGGCGGAAGTGCGCCGCACTTACGAGTTTTGGGAGGGCAAGGTAGCAAGCCTCACGCCTGGCGCTCGCCGGATTCGCTACGGGGTGCCGCTTTGAACGTCATAGATCGATTCGCTTCAGCGGTTAGTCCTGCGTGGGCGTTGGGGCGCGCGCAAGCGAGGGCTAAGGCTCACCTGCTTGGCTCGGTCAGGACGAGCGTTTCAGGCGATACCGCAAACACCGGTGCCTCCGGCCTGCGGCGAGCTATGCGCACCTGGCTCCCTTGGCTCTTTCGAGACCCCGACCAAGAAGTATTGCCCGAACGCGAGATCTTGGTGGCGCGGAGCCGGGATGCATACCGCAATCAACCCATTGCGCGGTCAGCGATCAACACCAAGGTCACGAGTGTTGTTGGCGCAGGCCTTGAGCTGCACTGCCGCATCGACAGGAAGTTCCTTGCGTTCGGCACTGATGCCGAGGCGTCGGACTGGGAGGGCAACACTGAGCGACTGTTTCGCGCATGGGCGGATAGCACCGATGCGGATGCACGGAGACGGAACACGTTCTACAAGCTGCAGAGCATAGCGTTCAAGGCGGCAAAGATGAGCGGCGAAATCTTTGCATTGATGCCGCTCATCCCACGCAAGAACACGATTTGCGCCTTGCGAGTTCATCTCATCGAAGCTGACCGCGTCAGCACGCCGATGGGCTACGCGAACGGTCCTGTCAAGTCCGACGATGGAACCGTTGTCGGGTCGCTGTGGGATGGCGTCGAAACCGGCGTTTGGGGCGAACCCGTTGCCTACCACGTCGAAACCACGATTCCCACGATGGGCATGGCGATCCGGCGCCGTTGGCAACGCGTGCTCGCTTACGGCAATGCGAGCGGACGGAGACAGGTAATCCACTTCTACGAAGAGGATCGTCCTGGGCAAAGGCGCGGGCTTCCAATGCTCGCTCCGATTCTGGAGACCCTGAAGCAGATCGCTCGCTACAGCGAGGCCGAACTTGCCGCTGCCGTTCTGTCGGGGATGTTCACGGTATTCGTGAAGCATTCGGACCCGATGGGCGACCCCATGGGAGGTGCGCGGACAGAGACTAATACACGCGAGGGCGGCGAGGATATCACGCTCGGACCGGGGGCGATTATCGATCTCCAGGAAGGCGAGGACATTACCATCGCCAATCCTGGACGGCCAAACCAGCAATTCGGCCCGTTCGTTACCGAAGTCATCAAGCAGATCGGAATGGGGCTCGATATCCCCTACGAAGTTCTGACCAAGCAATTCAACTCCTCCTACTCCGCGTCCCGAGCGGCGATCTTGCAGGCGTGGGAAGTTTTCAACGTCAATCGTGACGACTTCATCAGCGCCTTTTGCCAGCCGATTTATGTCGAATGGCTTTCGCAGATGGTGGCGACGGGGCGCATCGTCGCACCCGGATTCTTTGATGACGTCGAGATCCAGCGAGCCTATTGCAAGGCCTGTTGGTACGGCCCGACTCCGATGCAACTTGATCCGCTGAAGGAAGCCAATGCGGCAAAGACCCGCATCGAAAACTTCCTTTCGACTATCGCTGAAGAGGCTCAGGCGCAAGGGAGGGACTACGAGGAAATTATCGCGCAGCGAGCTCGCGAGATGGGGCTCATCGACTCTTACGGGCTAAGTCGCCCACCTAGCGGCACGCCTCAAACCCCAGACCCACAACAGGAGCCAGACCAATGATCGAAGGGTTTAACAAGGACAAGTGCCTCCGGCGCAATAGAATCGCCGCCGTAAGAGGCAAGGTCGAGAGTTCGACATTTCGAGTTGCCGCCAGCCTTTCTGGCGCCATCGTCACGGCAACGGGCGAGGTTCCGGAGGGCGAAGCAGCGTTGGCGAAGATCAATGCTCTTCTTCCGGCGGGGGTTAATCCGTTAACTCTCGATCAAGTTTGGATCTTGCCGCCGATGGAAGCCGCGAATTCGAACCTGATCCCGGATCGGTTTGGATTTTTCGCGACTTCCACCCTGGCGAACATCGCAAGCGATGGCGCCAAGGGAATTGCGTTCATGAATTCCCACCGAACCGGCGATATCTCGACGCCGGCGGAACTGCCGTTCGGCAAAACATTCGCTGGGCGCTATGAAGCCGTTGTCGGGGATGACGGAAAAGTCTTTGAGCGTGCGGTTCTCGGCGTCTACATGCTTCGAGGCATTCGGCCAAATGGCAGCGACGGCCCATCGACCGACGACCTTTACCGGATGATCACTGGCGGACAAGTCAACGATGTCAGCGTCGGACTCTTTCGAGGCACCGCCGGTCAGGCGATTTGCAATGTATGCGGCGAGGACTACCTCGGCTACGACTGCGACCACTACGCGGGCACGACCGAGTACATGTCGGACGATCAAATCCAGGAACAAACCAACGCCGGAATACCGAGCGGAAAAGCTTCCTACACGCTCCACGACTACGAGTTAAGCGAGGTATCGGGCGTTTACGATGGCGCCGTTCCAGGGGCAGGTTTCGCCAAGGGCCTCGCCGCTTTTACTCAACTCAGCCCAGAAGGGCGCGAGCAGTTTAGGGAGCTCTTTCGAGACCTGCTCGATGAATCGATTTCGCCTCCAGAGGAGCGAACCCAAAAGCCCGCGCAACCTGCGGGCACTTCGACACCAGGGGTAACCCAAACGACCACCGCCCGCGCGACCGCCGGGAAGGAAGGACTAATGCCGCTAACTGCCGCACAGGTAAGAGCCGAACATCCAGAAGCCGCAGCGGAGATTGCGGCGGACGCCGCCGGAAGCGAGCGAACTCGCATCGCCGGCATCCTGCAACTCAACACTCAGGCAAACCGCGCCGTTGCCGCAAAGGAAATCGATGCCGCTATCGAGGACCCGACCGCCACGTCGGGGGACCTCGCGGTCAAGATCCTGAACGCGCAAACCAAGCGCCGAGAGGCAATCGCCACGTCACGGCAAGCCGATGCCGACGAAGCCGCAATCGATGACCCGGAAGTTCCGGACTCCACCGATCGGCGGGAAGCTCATGCGAGTAAGCCGATCGACGCGAGGTCGATTTATCAGAAGCGAGCCGAAGGGCTCCGAGGAGGCAAGTAATGCCCGCGCCAATCACAGAAGCCATCTGCGATTTTGAGTTCGTTGTAGGCGAGAAAAGTGATATTCAAGTCGAATTCATCACGCTCGCGTCAGGGCAGAACTTGCTCGCAGGAGCAATCCTCGCCAAGACCTTCGTCGGAACTGGGGCGGGCGCGAATGCCGCAGGCAACACCGGTAATCCAACTATCGGCGCGGTGACCGTCGGCTCCAAGGCTCAGGCCGGGGAATACCTCTGCCGCATGTACGACGCGACCCACTTCCAGGTCTTTGGGCCGGACGGCGTCTATCTCGGTGCGGGCGTCATGGGTACGCCCTTTGTGTCCGTTGATCGGGTGACTTTCACCATCACCGCGGGTGTGACGCCGGCCGTCGCAGGCGACACGGTGGTGATCTTCGTCACGGAGGGAGCAACCACCTACAAGGCCGCAACTGGATCCGATGCGGTCGCAATCCTCGGCGTGACCACCGATGCATCCGCAGGAGCGGTGAACACGGTTGCGGTTGTGCGGCTTTCTCAGTTCTTCGTGAACAAGGCCAATTACGGCGCGATGGACGCGGCTCACAAAGTGGCCGCGAATGCAGCGCTAGCGCGGCGAAACATCGTCGCAAGGAGCGGTTTCTAAGATGCTCAACGGGATTTTTAGCTCCCCCGCGTTTCGGATGGAGACGCTAACGGACTCCATCAACCAGATCCCGACGGTACCGACGCAAGCACGGTCCCTCGGGATCTTCACGGAGCGCGGAATTCGGACGACCTCGATCGACCTTGAGTTCAACCCGATTTCGCGCTCACTCATCCCCTCGACAAGGCGAGGGGGACCTGCCACGCAGCACAAGAAGGGGAAGCGAACGATGCGCTCCCTCCAAACGCAGCACTTCAAGGTGTCAGCAACGATAGCGCCGGCCGAGTTGCAGAACGTGAGGCAGTTTGGGACAAGCGCTCAACTCGTTACCGCACAGTCCGCGGTAGATGACAACTTGCTCGAGATGTCGATGAGCCACGACGTCACCCTTGAGTACATGTGCATCGGCGCAATCAAGGGAGTCATCTACGCGTCAGACGGGTCGACCGTCGTCTACGACCTCTATGATGAATTCGACGTAGAGCAGCAAACCGAAGACTTCACGCTCGGCGATGACAACGTGAGCATGGACCACCTCTGCATGAGCGTCAAGCGCAAGATGCAGGCGGCTCTTGGCGGGCTACTCATCACGAAGTTCTATTGCTTCGCGGGTGACGATTGGTTCGATGCCTTCGTTCGGCACCCCGACGTGAAGGAGGCCTATCAGCGATGGGCCGCCGTGAACGGTCAACAGGGCGACTTCCTGCGGTCAGATAACCGAAGCGGATTCACCTACAAGGGAATCACCTTCGAGAACTACATCGGCGAAGTCGATGGCGTTCAGTTCGTCCCATCTGAGGAGGCACACTTCTTCCCGGTGGGCGTGCCTGGTCTCTTCCGTACGGTATTCGCGCCGGCTGATACCTGGGAAGGAGTGAACACGGAGGGTCTGCCGCGGTACGCGATGGGAGAGCCTATCCGAATGGGTAGGGGTTTTGAACTCGAAACCGAGAGCAACCCGCTCTCTTACTGCACTCAGCCGGAGTGCCTCGTCAAGGGCACAAGTTCGACCTGGCCCTCAGGAATCAACGACTAAGTAACACCGTTGCTGTCCCGGTCTTCACCGGATCGGGATAGCCGGAATGCTAGGAGAACCGATGACCCAGGAACAATATTCAACAGCGCTTGCGGGGCTGAGCGCCAAACCAAAACGCCACATCCATATCGATGGGCGGCAACCCCGAACTATCGAAGAGCTCAATCGGTTAGCGAGAGAGCGTGGGTTTATTCCCGCCTCGCAGCCCGAAGCAGAAGTCGGGCCTGGTATTGAAGACCAGGAGCCCGCGAAGCCAGCCGAGCAAGTGGAGACGCTTGCGAAGGAATCCAAACCCCAGGAGCCCAAGGCGCCAAAGGAATCGAAAGCACCGAAAACGCCACGCACTCAGAAGGCCAACGGCGCGCCCGATAAAGTCGCAGCCCCCGCGAAGCCAGCCGAGGCAGCGACCGGGGTCGAAATCCCGGAGAATTTGGGAATTATTCCTTACAATGATCTCCGCTCACTCGCATCGAGACTTGGCGTTTCGCCCGTTCCGAACGCCCAGAGCGAATTGCTTGCCGCGATTGAGGCTAAGCGACCCGGCGGCGGGTAGTGCCCGACTTTCTCTCGCAAGTTAAAAGCGACTTCGAAGCGATTTGCGGGGGAGACTTTTCCGAGGAGGTGACGGTTTCGGATGGCACCGATACCGTCAGCCTTCGAGGCCTCTTCGACGCATCGTACGAAGTCTTCGACCCTGACACCAACTCGCGGGTTATTCACGAGCAACCGCGAATCACGCTCGCTGAAACCGCCACACCTTACAACCTGCGCCGGAATCTCACGTTCACCGTGCGCGGCAAAACCTACCGAAACCGAGATAAGGATTGGGAGTTCGACGGCCTCGGCCAGCTCGTGATCTATCTCAAACCCTAGTTGGCGAATCGCCAGAGGAGTCTATGACCAAACTTGTTGCGCCCGCGCCTGGGCGAACAGTGCGCCGCCCTGAGCAGGGCTACACCCCGTTGCCCCAAGAGGGGGCGCCGGTGGAGTGGAACCCCTATTGGGAGCGCGCGCTGATGGATGGCGACATCGTCGTTGTGGGGGCTAAGAAGCCTTCAAAGCCTGAGGGAGAATCCTAATGCCAGACCCAATCATTGACCCTATTGGCGAGGGTGGCGGAGGCGGACAAGTCTCCTTCACCCAGGTCTCGAACAACCTGCGTACCCCCTTCGTCGCGGTGGAGATCGATTCGAGTAATGCAAACGGAGGCGGCTTAGTCCGGAATCTCCCCGTGCTATTGATCGGCTCGTTCGACAACACGATTACATCGGTCGTGCCGAGCGTGCCGATTCAAATATTCGACGCGAGTTCGGCTTCGGCCATGTTCGGCAACGGCTCGCAGTTGCACGAAATGGCGGCGGCTTTCTTCCGAAACAACTCGGACGCGCCCCTTTACGCCGCGCCGATCGCCGACGCCGGCGGAGCAACCCAAAGCACTTGGACGCTTACCTGTACGATTCCCTCGGGAGCGATCCAGAACGGAACGCTAGCGCTCTACATCAACGGAGTCGCGTATCCGGTTGGAATCACGGCGGCGATGACGGTCACCCAAGCGGCCGCGGCGATTGTGGCGGCGATAACCAACGCCTCCGGATGCCCCGTAACCGCGGCTAACGTTGCCGGCGTTGTGACGCTCACTTCCAAGGGCAAGGGAGCTTGGACGGCGGGAATCGACGTTCGCCTCAACTTCTTGCCGACAGACATGATGCCAGGGAATCTGGCGATTGCGATCGCTGCGGGCACGGTGGGCGCGACGAACCCAGTTCTAACGACGCTCATCGCCAACATCGTCAACGACCAATACGGGTTCTACATTCTGCCCTACAGCGATGCGACCTCGGTCGGGGCGATGACAACGGAACTCGCCCGGCGTTGGGGTGCGATGGTGCAGATGGAAGGGTTTGCCATCACCGCGGTTGCGGGGTCTCAAGGCACGCTCGCGGCTTACGGGGCGGCGTTGAACAGCCAGCTCCTTTGCGTGATGGGTTACAACAACTCGCCGTCTCCGGCCTATGCTTGGGCATCCGCAATTACTGGCCAGGTGGCGACCTCGGCCGCTATCGATCCGGCTAGGCCTTTCAACACGTTGCCGCTTGTGGGGATCGTGGCGCCGCCTCGTGCGAGCCGTTGGACGCAGGCGCAAGCGAACTCCCTGCTATGGGATGGGATAGCGACCTACACCGCGTCCAGCGATGGAACGGTTAGAGTTGAGCGGCTCATCACGACCTATCAGAAGGATGTGAATGGCACCGACACGCAGGCGTTCCTCGACCTGAATTCGCCGCTAACCCTCTCGTATATCCGGGCGGATTTACGAGCTACGATCCGGCAAAAGTATGCGCGTTCGAAGTTAGCCGATGACGGTACGCGGTTTGCTCCGGGACAGCCGGTAGTGACCCCGATGATTCTCAAGGCGGAGATCATCGCGAAAGCGAGGGAGTGGGAGGGGCTAGGCCTCGTTGAGAACGTCGACACGTTTGCGACCTCGCTCTCGGTGGTTAGAAATTCCTCGGATCCGACGCGGGTCGATGTATTCATGGCCCCCAACCTCGTTAACTCGCTGCAGGTCTGCGGCGTGAAGATTCAATACCTGCTCTAACGGGCACTTCTGGCCACCGTTCTATTGTCGAGCGGTGGCCAATTCTTTAAGGAGATTTTGCAGCTATGTCAAGAGTAGGCGGAACCATCCGCGTTTCAGTCAACGGGCGTGAGGTCCGTGCAAAAGGGGCATTCACCTACAACCTTGGGGTGCCCAAACGCGAGGCAGTGATAGGATCCGGCTTTGTGCACGGCTATTCAGAAAAGCCCCAGGTTGCGTACATCGAGGGAGCGGTAACGGACACCAACGACTTGGATTTGCGGGCACTTTGTAGTGTCGAAGAATCCACGATTATTTTGGAGCTCGCGAACAAGAAGAACATCGTGCTTCGCCGTGCATACTTCGCCGCCGACGGCGAGGGATCTACCGATGAAGGCGAGGTCAAGGTTCGGTTTGAGAGCGCCTCGCCAGGAGAGGAGATTCGATGAGGTTACCGGCTGGCACCCAAATACTCGTTTCTTACGACGAAGTCAAACAGGCTTGGGGCGACGTGCTTACGATCCCACCGGAGCCAGACGCGGAGATTCCAGAAGGGCGAACCGAGGCCGAAGGAACCGTTATTTTCGCCGATGAACCGAGGATCGCGATCACGGTCGACGGTGTCTTCGTGGAGTTGCGCAAGCCTATCCGGTCAGGCGTGAATCTTGAGCTTGACAACATCGTTTTCATCCGGGAACCAACGGTTGACGATATTCGGCTCGCCGACAAGTACAAAGGCGAAATGGATAAGGCCATTTGCCTCTTTGGAGCACTAACCGGAGCTGTTACCGCGGACATCGGCAAGATGCCCGCGAGCGACTTCGCGTTGTGTAGCGGGGCTGTAGGACCTTTTTTGTCCCAATAGATTGGGGCCGCGACACTGCGGCACTGGCATACCTTTACCGGTGGAGCCCTAGCGAGATTCACTCGCTAGGGCTCCGCGACTATTTGGCCTTCCGCAGGGAGCTTCCAGCCCTGCTTGAGAAGTTCGGGAGACTCATATGAAGAAGTTTGAGATCGGCATGATCATCGCCGCCTTCGATAAGGCGACGGGACCGATCAAGGGAATCACCGGCCAGATCCGGAAAATGACCGCCGCCGAACGCGAAGCGACGCGCATTTCGAATTGGCGTGCCGACTCGGCTAACCGGTGGAAGAAAGGCAAGCCTCCAAAAGTCGAGGAGGAACTCGAAAAGGCAGAGAAGGCTCGCGACAAGGCGATGCAGAAGGCCGAAGCGGAGCGCGAAAAGCTTCACAACGACCGACGAGCTCGACGGAAGGACCTTGCCGTAAACCTCGGAATCGGGGCCGTTGGCGCGGTGGTTGCCGGGATCGGAGCGATTACTGCGGCCTATAAGATCTCGGTAGCCGCAAGCGACGAGGCAGAGGCCGCACAGCTAAAGCTGACGAAGGCTATGCTTAAGAACCGGGGCGAAACAAGAGCCACGGTTGCAGCGGTCGCCGACCTCGCGGGCGAGATCCAGAAGAAAACGCCGGTCGATGACGAGTCGCTAAAGAACGGAGCCGCCCAACTGGCGATGTTCGGGATGACGGGTCGCCAAATCAAGGCGATGCTGCCAGCCCTGGCGGACTACCTGGTTGTCACCAAGGGCGTCAACGCGACTTCCGAAGACAGTGTCGCCGCCGCGAAGCTCATGGGGAAAGCGTGGGCCGGAAACACCGGCGCCCTCCGAAAGCAAGGCATCATCCTCTCCAAGGCGCAGGAAGCGATTGTCAAACATGGCACCGCCTCTCAGCGCACGGCGGTAATCATCCAGGCCATCCAAAGCCGGATGGGCGGGCAGGCGGAGGCGCTTGGCCAGACTCCGGAAGGGATCAAGAAGCGGTGGGAGCAACAGCTCAACGAGGTCGAGGAGTCTGCCGGTAAAGCCCTGATGCCGCTCCGGCTAGGAGCATTGAAGCTTGCTAACCAAGTCCTGCCATATCTAGGGAAGATAGCGGACGCGTTGCCCGGTTTCCTGTCGAAGGCGACGGCAGTGCTCAAGGGGCGTTGGAATCAAATCCTTCAATGGTTCTCTTCGGGCTTCAAGGGCGCGAAGGTGGGCGACTTCCTGAAGGCGTTCCGGTCGTTGGGGCCGGTGGTCGTACAGCTTTTCGCGAAGATCAAGCCGCTCATCGACTCGATCGATGGGTTTATATTCAAGACTCTCGGTCAGATCTCCAAGTGGTGCATGGAGGCATTCACGAAGAGCCAGCCAGGCCTTCGAAAGATCGCCGAAGCCTTCAGGCCGATCATTGACGCGGTGAAGAAGCTTTGGGAGAAGGTGTTCATACCCTTCTGGGAGCAGACTCTATCGCCTCTCTTGGAGTGGTTGATCACAGAGTTTGCGCCGTTCCTCGTCAACACCCTGGGTCCGATGATCGGCGACCAAGCCGAGAAGTTTTCAAGCTTTGTCACGGTGCTCAGCGGGTTGATCGGCAAGCTTACGCAATTCTCCTCGCTCGGTCAAATCAACTTCTTTCTAGACTTTTGGAAGAAATCGAAAGCCGGGTGGGACGGGTTTAAACTGATCTTCGCCGACGAATGGAAGAAGTTCTTCCAGCCTCTGTTTGACTGGCTGACCGATAAGTGGAATACGTTCGTTGGACTGTTGAACAAGATCATGCCTTTTGGGTCAGGACTGAGTGCTCTTTCCAGCGCTGCAGGGGGAGGGGACAGTGGAGCGATCAACAGACCGCGACAACTCGACGAACTAAGTCGGCTATTTAATAGCGGCGGTCCGGCGAATCATCCAATGCCGAAAGCCTCTGAGGTGACCGTTCACATCACCGACAAAACCTCTGGCGGGATAAAAGCCAAAGCGTCTAGTGGCGGCCAAGGACTTCGCGGCGTCTATCTTGGTGTGCCAGTTTTCGGCTAGAGTTCGACGGTGACCTAGCCGACAAGGAAGTTCACTTTTCTTTGTGAATATCTACTCCGATGAGGTCTAGATCCGTCCCTAATCCGGTGCTCTGGTATACGCTTCCGCAGGTCACTTGCTCGCCCTTGCGGAGGCGGTGGATATCCTCACGGAAAGAGCCATCGAAAGCGACTCGAACACTAGGATTGATGACCCCTCCGAACTTCGCTTCGAACGTCACGTAGATGATGGTGCGCCCAAGCGTATCATTCTCTATTGATTCGATTGGTGCGCGAAAAACTAGTACCTTTCGATTGGCCCAATCTTCGGCTGCAGCCTTGTTGTCGGCGAACTTTCTGACGAGTTGTTCGGGGCTAACTTCAACGTGTTCGTATTTTGAAATGTCCTCGGGCTCTGGCTGCGTCGTTGTTGTCGATGCCGAGGGCGGGGCAAACGCTTTCTGAAACTCGTCTCGCAACTCGTTTCGAATCGACTCGCGTCCGACGAAGTACGCGACTCCAAGGGTGCAGACCCACGAAGCTCCCACTGCAATGGCTACGACCTTGGATTTCATTCGCACTAGGATAGCGTTACGGAGCAAATCTGAACAGGTTCGGAGGGATCGCCAAAGGCGGCAAAAGATCGACCGTAGGACCTGTTCAGATTTCGGTTCAAACCGATGCCTTGTATGTCACCGCAATATGTCATAGAGTCCGGCTAACCGCATTCTTAGAATCGTCAGGTGGCCAATGCTCACGGTGCCAATGGCCGCATCGTCGCAATATATAGCCCCCAAAGTTTCTCCGAATATGATTCGGAGATCTCGCCCCTCCAACTCCATTGACGATCGCCCCGAGAGAAATCCATCCGCAATGGCAGTCGTCACTTGGCCTTCGGCCTTCTGTTCGGTTAGACCTTGCCATTTAACCTGTACATCTACTGACCCGTTCTCAAAGATATTCGTGAGGCGGATGAGCACCGTCGGAGGTCCACCAAATTGTCGTGCGATCGCATAGTCCCCTTCAACCCAAGCAGATTCAAGCGCATTCGCCATTGCAATAATCTCACTTGCCAAACAGAGGATTGTTGATTTGTCGTATGTTGCAACTAAGTGATCGCCGTGAATCCAAACGGACTCATCATCGCGGTTCACCCGCTTTGCTCCACATGCCCCTTGCTTTCCTTCAAGGGTTTTTAAGAATGCCCCTCGGTCTAGTTGCAGATCTCCCCTGGGTGACCGCAGCGTGTACATGTTCTTGTCGGGCCCCCTCGTCAGGGTGGTTGCGCCAGGAGCACTAATAACCGATGTAACAACATTGTCCATGCGACAAGACTACCTACGCAATTGACAAAATGGGGATAGACGCCTCCTTCGAAACAATCGGAGAGCAAGACGGTGCCGAATTCGAGCAACTATTGGAGAATCCGGATGACTGCTTTACCTTCGATTACCTCCACCGTCATCTTTGCCGGTGGAGAGACAGCAGCCGTCGAAAGAACAGACGAACTCACTACAACCTCCCCTCCGAGTTGGCGGACGGCTTCAACGAACAAGGCATGCTGACCTTTGTTCATGCTTTGGAGTAGTTCGGCGATCGCGCCGGCGAGAGGGACGGTGGACACTGGCAGAGTTTAGCAATTAAATAGAGGGGCGAAAAGTGTCTGCGTACTTTCGATCCATCTGGTAGACACTCGATTCAGATGGCATTCAATTTCAATAATAGATCGTCTCCGGCGGGGCAAAGCTGTTAGATGTCGTGCGGAGATATCGTAGAATTACCCGTAGGAAATGTAAATGATGAGGAATTTTCCGAAGTCTCGGGGGCAGAAATGGTAGCGACAGCCAACCCAAAGTTAGGCCGCGACACCAGCATAGCCGTGATCTCGGACTCTATTGTAGAGATCAGGTTCGAAACTACACCCAGGATTCTGGACTCAAGAGGTCGTGCGTCTGAAAATATTCAGTTAAAGATGCGCTTTGACGGATTTCGAATTGGTCCTGATGGCATTCAACTCACCAAGGAAGACGACTCGGAAAGTGTTTTCCTAACGACGCATAATGCGGGCTATACGGGCCGCGAGCGCACCGGAGCGAGCGACGTTGCCCACAAAGCGCAGGACTTGTTCCGGAATCTCTGTGCCGAGAAACTATTTAAAGATTCGCGGGTAATACCTATTCGCCGGATTGGGGCTCGAATCAAGTCCTTGACACCAATCAAGGGATCGTTTGCTGAACTGCGCGAAAAGATTGTCTCGACCTTTGGCGAACCTAGCTCCGAGTTAACCGATATTCTCTCAGGATCGATGTCAGACGTCTCGTATGTCTACGACTTCAGGGACAGCGACGGCAAAATGCGGATTACCGTTGGGCCAATGCGAGACGAGCAGATGGTCACCTACTTCGAGCGCGGTGACGATCACAGCATCCCAGAAATTGGACTCTTCTTGGATATCGACGTGTACAAGGAAGTCAAAGGCACGTCTTCAGACGCGACTGTCTTGGAGTACATTAATCGATACTGCGAGAAAGTTTGGAAAACCCAAGATAAGATCGTAGAACTAATTTTGGGCGTCTAAGTTGGCCAATAACTTCGGCAAAGTCAGGAAGGAAGCTTCAATAGAAGCGCCGGTGCAAACGGGCGGCAGGAACGCTCCCAAAAGTAAGGCTTCCGCGCAAACTGGAACCAACCTCAGTATTGAGGGCTCCGAAAGTCCAAGCACAGTCGTAGGGCTGGCGCATCGTACGTTCTTTGAAAAGGACGGAACCCCACGCGTTCGTGAGATCACGTTTGCCCTTGTTGTTGTCGCCATAGGTTATGTCTTCCAGCAAGACAACCAGCGCGGAATTGACAGCATTCCGAAGTTGCTTTTTACGCTTTTGAAGTGCTTCTCTTTGTCGGCATTAATTATCTCGATGCTCAGCCTTTATAAGGTTGTTTCTAATCAAGAGGCGTGGCGGAATCTGTGGCGCTCACTGTTTGCTAGACTCTCTGTTGCGACAATTGGAATAGGAGCACTCATTGTTGGCGCCGCTGCGTATGGGTGGAGCCTGGGTTTCGGCCGCGGTGTGGCGGATGCTGATCTTGGACAAGCTCTCAAGCTTTCGGATTCGCAACGCCTCCGTGCCGTGTCCGCAGCAACCTCGCTATATGCAAACCAAATTGACGAGGCTAAATCCGACTACTTGAAGCGCATCAAAATCGCAGAGTCCTTATACTCGTCACCTTAAATCGGCTCACAGTAGGTAGTTACGCCAAGTATAATTGGTTTGCTGTTTCCCGAGTGGTTTAAGGGGCTTGGCGAACCTAGGCGCCGAGTAAATCTAACTGGTTTCGCGGGTTCGAATCCCGCACAGTAAAGGCCGTCCTGCTTGTTCAGGGTGGCCTTTTAATTTGTAAACCGCCATGGCTCAAATCAACGGTAGTTTTCGCGGCATTCCCTTCGGCACCTACGCCCACTCGATCGACGGCGGAAGGCGAGCGGTTACCCATGAATTCCCGGCGCGGGATAACCCGTTCACCGAAGACTTAGGGCTGCGGGCAAAGACGCTCTCGCTCGATCTTTTCGTGGTCGGTGGCGACGTATCGGCGCAGCGGGACGCACTCCAAAAGGCGCTGGACGCGAAGGGGCCGGGGGTGTTGGTTCACCCTTACTTCGGAAGCCTCACCGTACAGGTCGCGAGTTACACCCTCTCGGAGTCGTTCGACTCCATGCGTCTCGCCCGTTTTAGCGTTTCCTTTGTCCAGCCGGGAACCCTCGAGTTTCCCTCAGCGATGGCCAATGTCGCCGCAACGGTGGCGGCGGCATCGACGGCGGCGAGCTTACGGGCGGGCGCTAATGCAGCGGCGATCGACGTGCGCAAAACGGCGGCGGCTGAGGCTCTGACTTTGGTTGTGGTTGATACCGTAGAAGCGGTAAAGACGAGCGCGAAGCAGGCGGCGAAGCCAAAAGCAAATCCCGGCCTGACAGTCAAGAGCATGAGCGCGTTTCTACGCGATGCCAACACGATTAAGGGGATGCTCTCGAATCCGGACCTCATGTGCTTCGCGCTAGCGGACGTCATCTTTCGAGTATCCGGATTGGGGATGACAGGACTTGAAGCCTTCGGCGCTTACCTCCGTCTTTTCAACGAAGCTGCGCGATTGTTTGGCGTCACGTACCCCCTCACGGAGTCGGGCGCGACGATGGCGACCAACCTCGCCCTCTTGCGCGATGCGACCTACGTAGCAGTTGTGGGGAGCGCGGCGGCAAACGCGGTCGATGCGGACTATGGAACTTACGCCGAAGCGATCTCTACGCGGGAAGCTTTGGCAGGAATGTTCGATGCGTCCGCCGCGGTGATCAGCGACGATGCGCTCTTTGGATACCTGCAGGATCTTCGAGCCCAATCCCTACCCCAGATCCCAAGCCCTGACCAACTTCTTCCGAGCGTGGTGAACGTGAGAGTGCCGGATCAAATGCCAAGCCTTGTCCTCGCTCACGACCTGATGAGCGGAAGTGGCGATGAGAATTCGCTCATCAACCTGAACGGGGTTCGCAACCCCTGGTTTGGACCGACCCAGGTCTTGGTCCTTCGCTAAGGAGCCAACATGGTTTATACAGTTCAGCCCGGCGACACCCTCGCCGGTATCAGCATCCGCATTCTCGGCAGTGCGGCGCCTGCTCAGATCCTCTTCGAGATCAATCGAAGCAAGATTAAGAGCGGGTCGCCGACGCAGCTCGCGGCGGGCGAGAAACTGATCATCCCCGAGCAGATGATCAGTGGGGCGAGGGCCAGGCGGAAGCCGTCGGCAGATTCGCACGAAGTGACCCTTGAAGTCGGTGGCATCGGCTATGTGGGATGGACGTCGGTAAGGATCGGGAAGTCCCTCGAAACGGCGGCGGCTTCGTTTGAAGTCGAGATCTTCGACCGATGGGAGGCGGGTTCCGAGTCGTGGCCAATTTATGAAGGCGACGAAGTGCGGGTTTATATCGGCGCGGAGCTCCTTGTCGATGGCTACGTTGACGAAGTGCGCTTATCGATCGACGCGAATTCCCGCGGCATGAGCGTAAGCGGCCGTGACCGAACAGCGGACCTTGTGGACTGTTCGGCAATGAATCGTCCCGGCACTTGGACGAACCAAAAGCTCGAAGTAATCGCGTCGGCGGTTGCCGCCCCTTTTGGGGTTGTGGTCGAGACGGATCAAGACACTGGACCCGCGCTAGCCAAGTTCACCCTCATTCCGGGTGAGAAGGCATACGAAGCCATTGCAAGGGCCGCGATCGCAAAGAACCTCATCGTTACCAGCGGGAAGGACGGGAAGCTGCTCTTAACGCGCAGCGGAAGCCTTCGAGCGGTTGACGCCATCGTGGAGGGAAAGAACCTCCTCGCGGGCGATTCATCGGCCTCGGCAGCGGATCGGTTTAGCGACTACATCGTGGAAGGTCAGGCCGGGGGGCAAGGTCAAGCCAAGAACGGAATGAAGGCGACGTACCACGACGCCGGCGTTTCTCGCTATCGACCTCTCATGCTCCACTCGGAACAGAAGGCAACCCCGGAGTACTTGCAGCAGCGGGGGCAATGGGAGGCGAGATCAAGGGCGGCGAGAGCTCGGAGCGCAAGCGTATCGGTCGTGGGTTGGTGGCAGTCCAACGGCGAGCTCTGGAAAGAGAACCGCATCGTTGGCGCCGACTCTCCGTCGCTAGGCCTTGCGGAAGATTTCCTTATTGGCGAGGTTGTGTACGAGACATCGATCGAAGGCGGGCGCCTAGCTACCTTGCGGCTTGTGCGCCCCGACGCCTACACCAGCGAAGAGCAGCTTGTCGCTACGAAGGACATCATGCGTAACCGCGGCAAGAAGAAGGGCGGAGGAAAAGACCGCGGCGTCTCGCAAGCCGAATATCAAAAGGCAATCCATGACCTTCCGAACATCTAATGGACACTCTCGACCACATTCGACGTATCGTCGGTCCAATCGACCGGCGACTTAGATCCCTCTTTATGCGGGCAACCGTGACCGGGGTGGACGACTCCAAAGACTTACAACTAATCCAGGTCGCTAGACTTGATGAAGAGGTCCTCGAAGGATGCGAACGTGTTGGCCAGTACGGCTTCACTAGCGTTCCACCGGACGGCGCGGAGGCTCTCATTGCCCAAGTTGGCGGCAACGCCGACCACCAGGTCGTGGTCGGTGTTGACGATAGGTCCCGGCCTCACCCGCTCGCGACCGGCCAGGTCGTTGTTTACGACGCCGCCGGCACGAAGATCACTTTGGACGCTGCAGGGAACATCACTATCGATTGCACTGGAGTCGTCACGGTCAACTGTTCCGCCATGTCGGTGGGCGGGGTGCTTACCGCAGACGACACCCTCGTCGGTCATGGCGGAGCGCTCCTCAATACCCTCCACGTAACCGGCAACGTGGTTATCGACGGCACCCTCAATGGGCACGCGCCCTAGGAGTTTTCAATGCCAGATATCGCATTGCTCGCCGGGTTCGACCCGGTGACGAGATTTCCTGTCTTCGACATTGCGTTTACGCCGATTCCTGAGGGAGCGGAGGCGGTAGCGCGCGATGTCGACCTTGATTCCGGGCTTAACACCGCAGTCTTCCTCTCCCTCTTCACCGACGCACGCGCCAATTCCGAGGAGGTTCGGGATCCTAACGACCTGCGAGGTTGGTGGGGCGATGAGTTCGGCCCGATGGGTAGCAAGCTTTGGCTCTTGCTCCACGGTAAGGCGACGGACGAAGCCGTGGCCAATGCGAAGACATGGACCGAGGAGGCCTTAGCTTGGCTCATTAGCGGTGGCGTGGCCGAATCGGTGACCGCTACCGCGGTTCGCGTTAGCCTCTACGCAATCACGATCTCGATTCAAATTCAGCGCCCGAAAACAAGCGCTTCCACTTTTCGATACGCCCTCAATTGGGCGGCGACGGTTTAACCATGCCGATTACCAGACCTTCACTTCAGACCCTTGTCACTCGCATCAGTGGAGACATTCAAGGCGGGATCGATGCGACGGCGCCGCTCCTTCAGAGTTCGGTGCTGATGGTTTTAGCCCGCGTCTTCGCCGGGGCTGCTCACCTCCTATGGGGCTTCCTTTTCTGGATGAGCAAGCAAGTCATGCCCGACACGGCCGAGGCGGAATACCTCGAGCGTTGGGCGGCTGTTTATGGAATCTACCGGCTTCCGGCTACCTTTGCCACTGGCGAGGTTGAAGTCATCGGCACGAACGGAATCACGCTCCCGGCAGGAACCGTTTTCGTCGCGGCCGGTGGAACTCAATACGCAAGCGCCGCCGATGAGACGACGGCGGGAGGAACCGCCACTCTTGCCATCACCGCTCTAACTGAGGGAGCGGTCGGGACGCTCGCCGATGGTCAGGTTTTGAACCTCCTTCAGCCGGTGGCGGGAATTCAGCCATCCGGAATCGCCACCGCGATAATTGCGGGGAGCGATGCGGAGTCGGACGATGCGATGCGGGTTCGCCTCCTTAAGCGGATACAGGATCCTCCACAAGGCGGCAGCCAGGCCGACTACTTCGAATGGATGCTCGCGTTTCCGGATGCCGCGGTGTTGAACGCTTGGTGCTACCCCAACTACGCCGGAGCCGGGACCGTCGGACTCACGTTCACGGTGCCAGGTGGACCGGTGCCGAGCGGAGGCGAGGTGTCGGCGATGCAGGCCTATATCGAAGAGCTAGCGCCGGTGACTGCCCAGATCATCTGCTTTGCCCCGGTGCTCGTTACGGTGGCGCCGACGATTCACTTGGTGCCGAGCACGATCGCGCTAAAGGCGGCGGTGGAAGCATCTCTTAGCGACTACTTCGCGAACAACGGCGCGCCCGGTACGACGCTTTACCTTTCTCAAATCCACGAAGCGATTGCGAGCGTCGCCGGAGTCGTGGACCACACCCTGACTTTGCCCGCCGCGAACGTCGTGCTTGCCAATAACGAAATCGCTCAGCTTGGGGTGATCACGTGGGATTAGAGCGGTACAAGGCTCAAATCCTGACCTTGCTCCCGCGCGGGGTCGCATGGCAGGGCGAGAACTTGCGGGCTTTAGTGAGTTCATTTGCGGGCGAGATTTTCCGAGTCTCGCAAGGAGCTGACAACCTTGCCGTTGAAGTCATCCCGTCGACCGCGGATGAACTGCTCGCGGACTATGAACGGCTTGTAGGGTTGCCTTATCCAGGGTTCGACCTGGCGGACACGACAGAAGGGCGGCGGGCGGATGTTGTCGCCTCGCTCATCGCTCAGGGCGGGCAGTCGAAGGCATACTTCCTCGCCGTAATCGCGGCGCACGGGCACGAAGGTGCAACGATCACCGACGGCTACGTGCCCTTTCACGCAGGTAGCTACTGCGGGACTCCGCTTTACGGAGAGGCTTGGCTTTTCTACTGGCAAGTGAATCTCACGGAAGCCGGGCCGGACGACTTGCTCGAATACCTGCTCAACAAATACAAGCCCGCCCACACCGTGGTCGGCTTCGTTTACGCATAGGAGAACGCATGTTTAAAATCGACTCGCCAGGGAACGTGGCGAACCTCTTCGATGAAGGGGACCCAGGGCTAGGGCAGCAACCCACGATCGTTTCGGCGGACTGGCTAAACGCTGTCCAAACCGAACTCGTCAATGTTGTCCTCGCGGCCGGTATCGCCCTCGACAAGACAAACTCGGCACAGGTCCTCGCGGCGGTTCGGCAACTCTTCCGGCCAAAGACTGCCTGGAAGCGGCAGTTCTGCTACTTCAACGAAACCACCATCGCGGGCTTTAACGGACACACGGTGTACAACATCGGCGAGCTTCCAAGCATCGGGGGCGAGATCTTCGAAGGGACGTCTAATCAGATAGACCAATCGGTTCTTTATTCGATGGTCATTCATGTTTCGGCGGCCTGTACGATCCCGATCAAGTTCCTTTTCAACGACGACGCCGGGCTCTTCTTTGTGGATGGGGTGGAAGTCGGAGGGGACTCTTCGGCTTCGACCTCGCTCACGTCGGATACGTTCGACCTCACGGTCGGCGACCACGTAATTCAGGTTCTCAACAACAACACAGGCGGCAATGAGACTCAGCTCGTTTTGGCGGAGTGGTTGACCGGCTTGCCGATCACCTGGCTGCGCGCGGCGGTGGCCTAGTGCAAGATCCGCTTCTAGTCGAGACGACAAGGTCGGCAGTGAAGGCCTACGCGGTCGACCGTATCCGCACTAAGAGATGCGGCGCCTATCCGACGCTTGCGGGAGATAGGGTCTTCAAGGACTACTTCACCCCGATCAACACGGATGATTTACCGGCGGTGATGGTTTACGCCACCTCTGAAACGAGTCGAAAGTTCGATAACAGCCAAGACGAAATCCAGCTAAAAATAACCTTCGAGATCCAGGCGAAAGAAGACGACGCAGATAATCAGCTGGATGTGATCAGCGACCAAATTAAACGCCTTTTCCGAAACGATCCCTACCTCGGCGGCTATGAAAACGGGCTTGTCGAGGAGTTTCGCTACACCGGTGGGCAACTGACCTACGACGATAAGAGGCACTTCAATGGCTTGGCTTGGTCCATGGATTTCGAAGCCACCTACAAAGTTTCCATCCTCATGGATGCATCTGCCGGAAGAGTCACGGACTTCAACGAGGTCGATGCGAACTACCTGCCGTCGGTGCCACCTCAAATTGAGGACACCGGTAGCCAAATCATCATCCCTCAGAGCTAGTTCCTAGCTCTCCCCCAACTAGGAGGATCCCCGTATGAAACCCATTCTTCGGGTTGCGGCGTTGCTGCAACTCTTTCTTTGGCTGTCCGGACTTTGTTTCGGGCAAGCGATTTCCGCTCCGAGTTCAGCGACCACGCCGGCCACGTTGCCCGCGGGCAGCTACACAAAGATCACGTTGGCGCCGGGGCCAAACACCCTCACGATCGACATTAACGGCACCTATACCGGCCAGTTCGCGGTTCAATGCGCTTACCAGGGAAGTACGGGGCCGCTCCGCACTTGGCCAGCCGCTTCTATCACGAACTCACTTACTCCCGGTTCCACGGGGATATCGGCAAACGCTACGGGTACCTGGACTTGCACCGTTCCGGGGCCGGGCTCCGCGTATCTTGTCGCCACCACACTCGCCTCGGGGGCGCCTACCGTCTTCCTCTCGGCCGGTTCCGGTGTTGGGGGGGCGTCGGCTGCCGCTGATGGTGCGTCCTCTCTTGGCACCTATTTCGATGCAACCGCACCGATTTCGGGCGGGACTCCGGTCAACGCCTTAGGTGTTGGCGTGACCACTGGCACGGACTGCAAGCGCGTCGACATCTGCGTTAACTCGGTGGACTACGGAGTGTGGGTGAAGCTCACCCGGACCAATGTGGCTCCCACGATTACGGCAGCTTCGAAGCTAGTTCGGATCTACCCCAACGACACGAAGTCTCTCAAGGTGCTCGGATCCGGTTGGTACGTCTGGGTCATTTCCGAGAGCCCTACGTTCACCGTTCCGACTTCCACTCAGGAGTATCGCTAACCCATGAAATTCCTATTTAGGCCCCTTGTGGGCCTCCTGCTTTTGTTCGGATTGATGCTCGCCGGGTGGGGCGCAACCTACAACTCGCTCGTAACTGACACCTTTGGCCGGGCCAACACCGCAGTAAATCCCAGCACGGGGACATCCACCTCGGTAATCGGCAACAACTGGATTGCCCGCGACGGCCGGTTCCTCCACATCGATACTCAGCAGTGCGTGGCCGTAGCGTTCGCCGGAACCGGCTACCGACCTGCGCAAGAAGCCCTTAGCGTCAACTCGAAGGCGGAATACATCATTCCGGCGAATGGGCTGGCGGCGGGTTCGCTTTGCTATTTCTCGTCCCGCTACTCCGCGGGGGCCGATGAGTATTTCTGCGTTCAACTTGATCGCGATAACAATCGCATCAGCATTTGGAAGAAGGTCTCGACCCTTCGCTCTAAGATCGGCAGCAACGTAACCATCGTTTACAACGCCGCGCATGAGTTCAAGGTCACAGTTGAAACGACAGGCACGACCTCGGTTGTCACCACGGCGACCGTTCAAGACCTGACGAGCCTCACGAGCTGGTCAACCAACTTCACCGAGGCCTCGCCGCCGGCGACTCTCCAGGTCGCCGGCGTTTCGGCCTTCATCCTAGATCCCGCTTGCGCGATTCGTTCGGCGGTTACCTACTACGATAACGCTTCGGGGATGACTCCGAGCGCACGCTCGATTCCAATGGGCGGGTCTGATACCCAGATCACGCTGACCGGAACCTCGACAAGCTTCACGGGCTCGCCCTTCACGTTGATTCAAGAGAATGGCGCCATCTCGGAGATCGCTACGCAGGTGGTGGATTCTTCCACCTCGGCGCGGGTCACCGTTCGGCCTGGGGCCACCACCGGCGGCATCCTGCTTCAGGACAGCGTGAGCGGCGCAACCGCCTATATCTCGGTCGACGTGCTGTCGCTGACCGTTTCGCCTTCAACCATCGCCCAGAACTCCACAGGCAACGTGATCACGGTTTCGGGCTCCGGAACTAACCTTCCGGTAAGTGGCTCGCCCTTTTCTTTGAGTGGGGGCACGGGCGCGTCCATTACGTCGCAAACGGTAACCACGCCCGGCAATGCCTCCGTTACGATCAATGCCGGTTCTTCGCGCGGCCCTTTGACGCTTACCGATACTACCGATGGGATTTCAACCTACATCGGGGTCACCGGTGCGCTCGATCTAGCGGACAGCCATATCTTTTGGACCGGCTCGTGGGACCGAAGCGTATCCGGAAAGGCCCAGACATCCAACGCCGGCGACTACATCAAGATCCGGATGTCGGGCGCATCGACGCTCTCAATTACCCTGGATGTCTCGACCCTAGTCTCTTCGGGAATAACCACCTATCCGGTAGTAGCGTGGACAGTCGACGGCGGTCCCTTTCAGTACAACACGCTGACGTCGGGCACGACTTCGTTTAGCCTGTTTTCGAGTCTCAACCCAGGGCAAAACCACGATGTTCAAATCTGGCTAGAAAGCATAGGGGCGGGTGTAAGTAAGTGGGGGACCGGCTCGGTTCTGCCGCTCAACTGCCTAATTGTTTCTGGCTTCACCAGCGACGGCGACTTTGTCGCGCCGGTTCTAAAACCCAATAGGATCGCCATTCTTGGCGACTCTCGGACGCAAGGGAACATTTTGTATCCCACCGAGGGTGGCGCAAAGTTTGCGAGCCACCTCCGATCTTGGATTCCGGCATTCATCAGCCAGTGGGATGCGGAGTACTCGACAATCGGCTGGAGCGGACAGGGTTGGACCACGAACGGGCAGGACGGAATCCCCGCCTTCAACTCTGGGGGCTCGCAGACGTGGAAGCGGCTCAACTCAAAGAACGCGCGTAGCTGGACTCTTAGCGACGGCAGTACTTATTCCGATGTGCTCATAAACATGGGCACCAATGACGACTTGCATGGCGGCACGAACGATGGGGTTCAGGCCGCTTTGGCCGACATGCTTCCGCAGATACGAGCGCTAGCGCCAGGCGCCCGGATTTGGGTCCTAGTGCCGTTCGGCCAGAAAATGCGCATCGGCATTTCTGCGGCCTACCACGCCTATCAGGCGGCGTACCTCGACAACGGTTGTTACCTGCTCGACCCGCCGGCACGCCCGGGGATGAATGCTCTCGCCGCGACAATGGACAGCGGAGACGGCATTCATCCAAACACGGCCGAAGGAGCGCGAGAAGCGGCCTGGCTTGCTTCTGAGATGCGACGCCAACTCATGAACCGGCAAATGCCACCCAGGTCCGGCGGCTTGTTGGAGATCATGAACAACTACGCGTTCGCCCACTGAACTGTCAAGGATTTGCTTGACAGTTGCGCCCCACCTTCCTATTTGGAGGGTGGGGCGCTTTTCTGCGTTTAGGGTGATGCTCCTAGGCGAATGCATCGGCCGGTTCTGGCTCCTCCACAGGAAGTGCGGGGACCTTATCAAGTAAGTCGACGGTGCCGCAGACGATCTCTACCACCTCACGCTTAGACCCGTGTCGGTCGGTGAACTGTCTGGTTGTGAGTGATCCCGTAATCCCTATCAGATGCCCCTTAGTGTTTCGTTCCAAGAGTTGGTTCGCGTGGTTGTGAAAGGCCTTGCATCGGAAGAAGTCTACGTCCTTGTCTCCGGGCCGCACGACGCCGCCTTTCTTAACGACGATCGTGAATTCTGCGATCCTCGTTCCCCGCTCGGTTGTGAAGGAAGAGGGCTCAGAGGCGATCCTCCCGATCAGTTGCACGCTGTTCAT